GGTGCTGCCACGGTAGAAGGGTCGGCGGGTGCTGCCACGGTAGAAGGGTCGGCGGGTGCTGCCACGGTAGAAGGGTCGGCTGGTGCATTCGTGCCAAACGTGTCTAGCAGTGTCGCCGCTTTTTTACGCTGATGTATCGTCATTTCATTTTCAGTCGTTTCTGGCGTGAAATTCTCAGTAGTTAACACATTATTATTTATTAGAAACGAATCGGTGTGAACGCTATTTTTCAATAGTTCTTTTACTTTCGTCAAAATCGTCGAATCTTCAGACACTGAAGTAGCAGTGATGGGAGGAGAATTGCCGCCACCGAAACCTTCCTTGAATCGTGCTGCAGACACAGCCCTCGCCGCCGCGGCCGTTGTCGCCGCCGAATGATAACATCGTGTTTTAATCATCTGAGTTATATTCCATAACGCGAATACAATAATAATAATACCTATAAATAAAAATTCTACCCGGTTTTCTTTCATTCTTGTTGTATATAATAATAGATTTTTATATAAAGTTATATACAAATAACATACTAAATGACTGGCGGTTTATTGAATTTGGTTGCTACAGGCAATCAAAATGTTATTCTTAACGGTAATCCCAAAAAGTCGTTTTTTAAAAGCACCTATCTTAAATATACGAATTTCGGTCTTCAAAAGTTTAGAGTTGATTTCGACGGGCAGAAGAAGTTGCGTATGACCGAAGAGTCCAAATTCACATTCTATATTCCGAGATACGCCGAACTATTGATGGATACATATATTTGCGTGACTCTGCCAACGATATGGAGTCCGATTCATCCGCCGACGAATCAAACCGATATGTGGGCTCCATATGAATTTCGGTGGATTGAAAATCTGGGCACACAAATGATAAAAGAAATCGTAATTTCAGTCGGCGGAATGACGCTCCAGCGTTTCACTGGCAATAATTTAATGGCGATTATGGAACGTGACCTCGATGCCACCAAACGCGAACTATATAACCAAATGACTGGACACGTGCCTGAATTATACAATCCGGGATGCTCTGGGGCACGATTGAATCAGTATCCGAACGCCTATCGCACGAGCAATGCTGCTGGTGCAGAACCGTCGATTCGCGGACGCAAGATATACATACCGATTAATGCATGGTTCACACTTTCATCGAAGATGGCGTTTCCGCTTGTATGTCTCCAATATAACCAACTTCAGATTGATGTCACACTTCGACCAGTGAAAGAGCTATTCACGATACGTGATGTAGGAGACCCCGTGAACTATTGGCCAGTTGTTCAGCCGGATTTCACGAATCCTCTCCATCAGTTGTGGCGATTCTTATACCCACCGCCAAGCATCGATTTATCGTTGAACTCTTATCCAAGTATTCGAACGGATTGGAATGCCGATGTCCATTTAATCGCGACATACTGCTTTCTCTCGGATGAGGAGTCGAAGATATTCGCCGCGAACCAACAAAAATACCTGATTAAGTCGTATTATGATTGGGTGTTCAATGATGTAACGGGGAATAAGAAAATCAAGATAGAGAATTCGATGGGGATGGTGGCGTCGTGGACGATGTTCTTTCAACGAAGCGATGTGAATCTTCGAAATGAGTGGAGCAATTATACGAACTGGCCGTATAACTATCTACCGTATGATATTATACCTGCTCCGATTGATGATGATTGGCGGCCGAGTGGATTCAATGAAAATGTATCATTGATTTCAGACCTATCGACTCCGAATACCGATTTTCCCAACGACCGCTACTTCTTTGATAAAAATGGGCCGAAGAACGGCATTGGTCCGGGCATTAACCCGAGCGATAAACGCTTGACTGGACTTCACATTACTGGCGATTTTCAGTCGGAAAATGAACGTGACATATTACAGATGCTTGGAATCTCTCTGAATGGGAAATATCGAGAGAATCTGCTGGATGCAGGAGTCTATAACTATGTTGAAAAGTATACGCGGACAAAGGGAAGTGCAAAACCGGGGATTTATTGCTATAATTTCTGCCTGAATTCTGACCCCTTTGAACTACAGCCGAGTGGAGCAATTAATATGAGCAAGTTTAACCAGATAGAACTGGAAATGACGACGATTTACCCGCCGTTGGACTCGTCGGCCGAGGTGAAGGTCATTTGTAATCCGAATACGCGAGAGATTATTGGAATGAATAAACCGAATGTGAATATTTACTTGTATAACTATGACCTTCATATATTAGAAGAGCGGTATAATGTGCTTACATTTATATCGGGGAATTGCGGGTTGATGTATGCACGATAGTGTTCGAAACCGCGAGACTTTCGTGAATTACATTCGATAATAATCTATTGTATATATAACTTAGTTACGCAACAAAATGGCGGACGATGAAGAAGACAATGTAGACGGCGGCGAAGAACAACAAGAACAAGAAGAAGAAGAAGGAACCTTTAGCAAAATGGGCGGGATGTTTTCCGAAGCAACTGCTGACGCTGACGCCGACGCTGATGCCGACCAACCCAAGAGAGTTAAAGTAAAGCCAAACACGATATTTGATATTGCTGCTCTCAAGGAATTCGGTCTCAGTGTATTAACTCTTTTTATCGAAACCGTTATCGTTGCAGTTATCTGTGTGAATATTCTATTTTTTTCAGTTCCTGAAAGTATAAAAAATAACGACTTGAACCTAGACAAGTTGTTTCCAACAGACCGACACGAATGGCCATATTGTTATACAAATGAATATACTAGCTGCGAAGCAGATTGCGGTGACAAGTTCGGTGGTATCGCTGACGACCCCAAGCTCGAAACCGCGAAAAAATTATATTTAAAAGCGGCGATTATTCTCGATTCAGTCGTCTTTAAATGGTTCTGTCTTACGAAAGACGATATTGATATGGTAAAAGAGAGTGTGGATGAAGGAGCGACACAAGTCAATTTACTACACTGGGAGTTTATTAAAGCACGTTTTAAGCAATGGATTAATAATGCTTTTATATTCTCGTTTACGAGCGACCGTGCAATGTTTGCATATATCTTTGAGCAAATCACACACTTGTCAAACGCGATTCCAGTGGAATTATATGATGTCGTTTCACCGCTTCTCATTCTTTTAATGCCGTTTGTATTTGCGATTTTCGCCGCCTTTATGTTGTTGGGTGGGCCATTCTTCACAACCGTCATCGGAATGGTGATAAATGAAACTGAAAACCGTAAAGAATATATTGGCGGAACCTTGTGGTCACTCATCACTGGTTTTACTCTGGGAATTATGCCGATTATTTCGTATATTGTAAGGTTCATCCAGTTTCTCGGGACATTTTTCATATACCCACTTCTTCACTGGGAGCAATATCGCAACCTATTTGCTCGTTATATCCCTATCATTTTCTTTTTCTTTAATTTGATACTAATGTTTTATGCTTTTGAGTATTTGGATATCAATGTGGCGGCGATTGTTATTTTGATGTTGCTCGTCTTTTACTTGATGCATTACTGGAAAGGAATTATGGAGTTCTTCACCGCAATTAAAAATTGGAGTGCTTAGAAAGAACATAAATAATATCGTATAATACCTATTATATCCCTGGTTATACGATACGATACGATACGATACGAAACGAAACGAAATGAGCGGAAAGAATAAGAAGACATCGGCGTCCATCGGCAGCGGCAGCGGCGGCGGCGGCCTCGAGAAATCAACACCCGAATATTTTAAACGATATCCGTTTGTTAGCGTCTGCACTCCGACATACAATCGGCGACCATTTATTAACGCGATGATTACTTGTTTCAATGAACAAGATTATCCTCAAGACCGTATGGAATGGATTATTATTGACGATGGAACTGACCCGGTGGAAGACTTAATCGCTTCACACCCCCGTGTAAAGTATTTCAAATATGATACGAAAATGACGCTGGGGCGAAAACGCAACCTTCTTCACGAGAAATCACGCGGCGAGATATTGGTGTATATGGACGATGATGATTATTATCCACCCAAACGTGTGTCTCACGCTGTCGAAATGTTAATGTCACATCCAGAGGCGTTATGTGCAGGGTCAAGTGAAATTTACATCTATTTCAAGCATATTAAGCAAATGAAACGGTTTGGACCATATGGCCCTAATCATGCAACTGCCGGCACATTTGCATTCAAACGCAAGCTGCTGAAACATCATCGGTATAATGATGATGCTTGCTTGGCGGAGGAACGTGCATTTTTGAAAGATTATACAGTGCCATTTGTCCAATTAGACCCAATGAAAGTGATTCTCGTATTCTCGCACGAACATAATACGTTTGATAAACGCAAGCTGCTTGTAAACGCGAACCCCGATCTCGTGAGAGATTCCCCGAAGAAGGTGATGGATTTTATCAAAGACAACACTGCTTTACGCCGGTTTTATATGGTAGAGTTGGAGGGGTTATTGGCGAATTATGAACCCGGACGTCCGGAAATGAAACCGGATGTGATTGCCCAAACTCTGCAATTAGAGAAAGACCGTGCGAAAATGGCGGAAGAAGCAGCGGCGGCATCGGGAGGCGGCAATATTGTATTAC